ACGTGACTGCCGGCACGCAGTCCGACAAGGAGCGGGCAATCGGTGAAGCGCAGAAATACTGGCGAGCGAACGGAATCCCGACTGCTGCAAAATTTATGAGCTGGCCGCAGCTCAAATACGATGGCACAGCGCTCGCAATCCTTGTCGCAAAGGGGTATCGGCTGGCCCGCGGCGGAAACGGCAGCTTCCATCAATCGTGGCTTCCGGGTATGTCCCCTTTGTGCTTCGGCACCCTCTCCCTCGAAACCGCGAATAGCTGGCACGCAGATTCCGCGATTAATGGTGCAATCCTGCGAGGACAAGCATTTTTCAGTTACATGCACACGACGATTGCCGGGGGTTCCGCGTCAAATACTTACCCGGCTCTGTATCAGCACTACGCCGACCACCTCAAGCGGTGGTGTGATCTTGTCGCAGTGCATGAGCAAGCGGGGCGCGCAGAGTGCTTGACGTATACGGGATATTTTCGGGCCGTGGGGATTGACCCTGATGTAGATGTTCTCCTCTGATTTACAACCCCTAGTGCGCGGAGATAACACAATCCCCGAAGGGCCGCAAACTATGACTGCATGGATCGGGGTCGATCTCGACGGGACGCTGGCACATTTCGACCATTTCCGGGGCTGGGATCATATCGGCGACCCAGTGCCGAAAATGCTGGCCCGGGTGCAAGGTTGGCTGGCCGAAGGGCGTGACGTGCGAATCTTCACTGCCCGTGTCGCCACTGTCGGCTCCGTCGATGGATCACACATTGAAACGTCCAGGGCGTCGATCAACGAATGGACGCTTCTGCACCTGGGCGTGCTGCTGCCGATCACCTGCTGCAAAGACGTGGAGTGCGTGGCGTTGTGGGATGACATTGCAGTGGGCGTCGTCAAAAACACAGGCCGCCCAGTCACTTTCTAACCCCGGAGGGCCAAATGAGTGAACGCATATTCCAGCGCGTCAAGACGCCAACCGCATCGTGGTTCCGGATCTTCGGATACGGGCTGATGTTCAAGGATGGTCGCGTTTCGGTTCTGGGCCGCGACTCGTCCTGGATGGATTGACACAATCCCCGAAGGGTCAGTGCTTAATCCCCGTAAAACTCCGACCACATACCATCAGCGGTCAGTTACGCGATACTCATAGTAAATCGTTGCTGACCGCTGATGCTAATCATGATCGAACACTACACCGGACCCGAGCGCCGCTCCCGCCCTCACATTTACGTTCCTGAAGACCTCGAAGGTATGCGTCGATTCTTGATGGACCACCTCTGCCACGAAGCCGACATCCGCTCGCACTTCGACGCACAACTCGCTGAGATAAGGGATCTCCTGCACACGCAGGCGAGCGCGTCAAGCCAGATGGCGCCCGCCGTCGAAGAGCTAACGACGATCCTCTCAGGCTTCAAATTCCTAGAGCGAACAGCCGTTGTGCTCGCCGGCATCGTCGGCTCGCTATACGCCGTGTGGCAGGCGGTAAAGGACCACGTTCGGTTTTAACCCCATCCGCAGTGACAGCCCTGCTAGGCAGCGGTCACACTTTACGAAAATAGTAAAGGACCGCATCCATGCGCAACTGGTACTCCATGCAGGCGCTCGCCGCCCCCAATGCCGCCGAGATTTCGATCTATGACGAAATCGGCATGTGGGGCGTCACCGCTAAGCAGTTCATCAGCGACCTCAAGGCCCTTGGCGACGTGAAGGACATCACCGTGTCCATCAACTCCCCCGGCGGCTCTGTGTTCGATGGCCTAGCTATCTACAACGTGCTGCGGGCTTCGGGTGCCAACATCACCGTCAAGGTGATGGGCATCGCCGCCTCGATCGCCAGCATCATCGCGATGGCCGGCAAGAAGATCGTCATGCCCGAGAACTCGTTCATGATGATCCACAACCCGCTCAATATCGTCAAAGGTAACGCGGATGACATGCGCGAGATGGCCGACATCCTCGATAAGGTGGGCTCTTCGCTGGTCGCCACCTACGTTGCGCGCACAGGCAAGTCGGAAGAAGAGGTCAAGGCTCTGATGGATGCCGAGACCTTGATGACCGCGACCGAAGCCAAGGAATTCGGCTTTGCCGACGAAGTAATCCCCGCCGTCGAAGCCAAGGCCGCGTTCGAAGTCGATCGCCTGCCGGAGAACGTCCGCGCTCTCTTCCTGGCTCAACAACCGGAACCCGTTCCTGAGTCCACCCCCGAGCCCGAGCCTGTGCCCGAGCCCGAGCCGGGACCTACCCCCGAGCCCGTCGCCGACAGCCCGCTGGTCGAGACCATTCGCGCCGCTGCCAAGACCGCCGGATTCGAAGCCTACGCCCCTGTCTGGGCGCTGGACGACCAGATCCAGAACGCTGATGACATCAAGGCCCGCGTCTCCCACGCCAAGGAAGTGCTCGCCTTCTGCGACATTGCCGGTGCCAAGGCCCGCGCTGAAGAGTTCATCACCAACCACACGCCCATCGCCGATGTCCGGGCTGCTCTGCGCGCCGAGCGCGTAGCCAAGAGCGCCCTGAACAACGTCGATACGGCAACGAAGACCCCTGTGCAGCCGAAGGCCCTCAAGACGCCTGCACAGGTCTATGCCGAGCGGGCTCAACGCCTCGCCAAAGCATCGTAACCCCGCCCTGCAACGAAAGGACAGACCATGCCCACGCTTACCGAAGGTCTCCGCCGCGCCGAATTCCTGCTCGGCGAGGCTGACGATCTCATCGCATACGACTCCGTGACCTACGCGGCTGTCGCCTCCACCGCCATCAAGCCGGGCACCGTGCTCGGTAAGGTGACTGCCACCGGCCATTACAAGCCCTACGCCTCTGGCAACTCGGACGGTTCGCAAACCGCCGTCGCCATCGCGCTGGACTGGGTGCCGGTCAATGCCTCCACTCAGAAGGGCGTCGTCGTTAGCCGCCTGGTGGAAGTGAATCGCGCCCTGCTGACGGGCCTTGACGCCGCTGCGGAGACCGCTCTGGCCTCCCGCAACATCATCGTTCGCCCGTAAGGAGACCCGCAATCATGATGCTCGACATCTTCAACAACGACGCCTTCAGCGTCACCAAGCTCTCCCTGGCTATCCAGGATCTGCCTTACGTGCCCGGTCAGATTTCCCGCGCAGGTATCTTCGGCGAAGAGGGTATCGAAACCACCACTTTTTCGATCGAGTCCCGCGGCATGACCCTCGGCCTCGTCCCGAGCCAGTCGCGCGGCGCCCCGAACGGCAAGATCCAGGTCAATGACAAGGCCAAGCTGATTCCGTTCAACACCCTGCACCTGCCCCAGCGCTGGGAGATTCTGGCCGACGAAGTGCTGAACAAGCGCGCCTTCGGCTCCGAGTCCGAGCTGGAAATGGCTCAGACCCTGGTGAATCGCAAGGTCGCCAAGTGCCTGCAAGATCACGCCTTCACCATGGAGTTCCAGCGTCTCGGCGCCCTGCGTGGTCAAGTGCTGGACGCTGACGGCACCACCGTGCTGCTGGACCTCTTCACCACCTTCGGCATCTCCCAGACCACTTTCTCGTTTGTTCTCGGCACCGCCGGCACCGACGTGAATAACAAGTGCGTCCAGGTCGCCCGCCTGATGGACGAAAAGCTGGACGGCATCGGCTACTCCGGTCTGCGCGCCTATGTGTCCCCGAGCTTCTACGACAAATTCACCACCCACGCGTCGGTGAAGGAAGCGTTCAGCCTGTGGAACACCAACACCAACTTCCTCCAGACCGACAACCGTCGCGGTTTCGTGTTCGGCGGCATCGAGTGGATCGAGTACCGTGGTCGCGCCCCGGTGGCTCTGGCAACCGACGAAGCGTACCTGGTCCCGCTGGGCGTTTCCGACCTCGCCAAGACCTACTACGCTCCGGCCAACTACATGGAGACCGTGGGCACCACCGGCCTGCCGTACTACGCCAAGATGGAACCCATGTCCATGAACAAGGGCATGGAAGGCGAGTTCCAGTCCAACCCCATCTCCATCGTCACCCGGCCCCAGGCCATCATCAAGCTGACCGCCTGATGAGCGCTCACGCGATATTCTCTCGCGCCCGCGACCGCCTCCTTGCCAACATGGGGGAGAACGGCCGCCTGCGGGAGTCGATCGCGTGCAGCGTCGCCATTGAACACGGCGTCGAAATCCAGGGCGAGTACGGCGAAGTCATCCTCACCCGAGACGTGGTGCGGATCTCCAAAGCACTCGCCCCGGTATCGGGCGACAAGCTCGAAACCGGCGACTACGACGAAGACCTCATCTTCGTACCCGCCAAGACCTACTTCCTCGACGGCAAGATCGCCGACGACGGCTACTTCGTCCGCTACTCGCTGCTGGATGCGTAGCCATGGCCTCTATCGACCTCACGATCAATGTCGATGAGGTGATCGACGCTGCCACTCGCATCAAGCGCGTGGAATCCGCACTGGTCGGCGCAACGGCCGTCAGCGCGATCAACAAGGTGCTCCCGCGCACTTACGACTCCGCTGCCAAGAAGATGCTCTCGGGCATCAACCTCCCGCGCAGCGACCTCGACGACCAGATGAGCATCGAGAAGGCCAGCGATCCGCTCAAGCCGCAAGGCGCCATCGTAGCCAGTCGCAAGACCCGCCGCCCGAACACCATGCGGCGCTACCTCGTCGGCATGATCCTCGCCCAGAACACCTGGTCGCAGGGCTTCGTCATGTCGCAAGTCGTAAAGCGTGCTCGAAACCCGATTCCGCCCGGCACCGCCTCGCTCCCATGGAAGATCCGCGTCGGCGACAAGCGCCGCGGTATCCCCGCCGGCCAGAAAGCCCGCGGCATCGAAGTCGAAGTCGTGAAGGGTCGCGTCAAGCGCGCCGAGAACTGGTTTCTGCTGCCCACGAAGAATGGGCTGCTTCCCGCTCGCGTCCGCCGCAACGCCGAGAAGCGCTGGGGCCGCAAAGGCAAGGCCAACTACGAAGTCATCTACGGCCCCTCCGTCTGGCAGCTCTTCAAAGCCCAGATCCCCGGCCTGAAAGAAGGCGTCCTCGCCGATTTGCGCAAGACGCTCGACGAAGACATCCGAGACGAATTCCTGAAAGCCCTCCGCAAATGAGCAAAGCCTCCCAACTAGCCGCCACCATCTTCGCGCGCCTGCAAGCGATCACCACCGCCAACGGCTACGAGACCAACATCGGCGCGCGAGGCTTCCGCGGCCGGCGCAAGCT